CGGAACTGTTTTAGAAGCAGATAAATTTGAAGCAGGAAATGAAATCTTTATTGTAACAGAAGATGAAAGAGTTGCATTACCAGTTGGAGAGTACGTTTTAGAAAACGGAGAGGTTGTAGTAATCGAAGAAGAAGGAGTAATAAAAGAGATTAAATCATCTGAAAGCGAAGAAGCACCAGAAGTTGATGTAGAAGTAGAAGCTAAAGAAGAAGAAGTATCTTATGCTACTAAAGAAGAACTAGCAGAGGTTAAGTCAATGATTGAAGAAATCAAAGCTATGTTAGAACCTAAAAAGGAAGAAGAATTATCAGAGGTTGTAAATGAATTACCAAGCGAAGTCTTACAAGAATTATCTAAACCAGCAGTTGAACCAATTAATACAAATGCTCAATTAGGTAGGATGGAAGTGAAATTCAATATATCCTCTAAAAGAACTCAATCAACTTTGGATAGAGTGATGGGAAAATTAAATAAATTATAAAACTAATTAAAAATTAAAAAAAAATGAGTGTATCTTTAACATCAAGTTATGCAGGAGAATTTAGTGGTGAATATATCGCAGCTGCATTATTATCAGCATCAACTTTAGATAGTGGTGCAATTTCTATTTTACCAAACGTAAAATTTAAAACAGTTATACAAAAAGGAGCAACAGATGATATCGTAAAAGATGCTTCTTGTGACTTCGTAACTGATGCAGGAACTTTAACTTTAACAGAAGCTATTTTAATTCCAGAGGAATTTCAAGTAAATTTACAATTATGTAAGAAAGATTTACACGCATCTTGGGAAGCTGCTAATATGGGTTATTCTGCATTTGATAATTTAGCGCCTAGTTTTGCTGGATTTGTAATTGCTCACGTTGCGGCAAAAGTAGCTGACAGAACAGAAAAAAGTATTTGGAGTGGTTCAACTGCTACAAGTGGACAATTTGATGGTTTTTCTGCAAAATTAACTGCTGATGCATCTGTAAATGATGTAGTTGGAACAACTGTAACTTCTGCAAACGTAATTACTGAAATGGCGAAAGTTATTGATTCAGCTATTGATAATGCTGATGCAATTTTAGGACAAGAAGATTTAACTCTTTATGTTTCTACAAATGTTGCACAAGCGTATATTCGTGCTTTAGGTGGTTTTGGTGCTAACGTTGGTGCAAATGGTACTGATGGAAAAGGGACACAATGGTATAATGGAGGTTCTTTATCTTTTGAAGGAGTAAATATTTTTGTTGCAAAAGGATTAACTTCTAATAAAATGATTTTAGCACAAAAATCTAACTTGTACTTTGGAACTGGAATTTTAAACGACCAAAACGAAGTAAAGGTAATTGATATGTCAGATATCGATGGTTCTCAAAATGTACGAGTTGTTATGAGATTTACAGCAGGTGTTCAGCACGTGTTTGGTTCTGAAATTGTATTTTATTCTTAATAATTAATTAATAATTTTAAAATGGGGTGGGTATGCGAAATGCACATCTACCCTTTTTTATTTAAAAAAATATAAAAAATATGGCTTGTTCATTAACTTCTGGTAGAAAAGTACCTTGTAAATCAGCAGTAGGTGGTATAAAAACTATTTACTTTGCAGATTATGGAACTTTAGGCGCTGAAACAATAGTTGCTGGAGAAATTACTGCATTAGCAGGAACTCCAGAGTGGTTTAAATTTGATGTAAAAGGAACATCTTCTTTAGAAACTGCAATTAATTCATCAAGAGAAACTGGAACTACTTTTTATGAAAGTACTGTTACAGTGTCTTTAACTTTTCAAGATAAAGCAACTCAAGAGCAATTAAAATTAATTACACACGCAAGACCGCACGTAGCAATAGAAGACTACAATGGAAACTACTTCTTGGTTGGCTTAGAAAACGGAGGAGAAGTAACTGGTGGATCAATTTCATCTGGTGCTGCTATGGGAGATTTAAGTGGATATTCTTTAACGATAGTTGCTCAGGAAACTGCACCACCTTACTTTGTAACTGGCTCAGTAATTACTTCTGAGGTATCTGCGGTTCAAATAAATCCAACTGCTTAATCACTTTTTATTTACTAATTTAAAAAGGGTATGTTAATTCATATCCTTTTTTTTTGCATATAAACAAAAAATAAAATTAATGACTATATATAAGTATGAAAGTATTAACGACATCTAATAGTAGCCAAACAATAAAAATAATTCCTAGAGAATACTTTTCATCTGTTACTTTACAATTAAGAGATGATAGTACAAATGAAGTTACAACAGCAAATATATCTACCACAACAGATAAAGATTATTTAGTAATTTCTTATGCTTTTAATTTATTAGAAGGTCGTTTTTACGATTTATCAATTTTATCTGGAAGTAATATTATCTATTTAGATAAGATATTCTGCACCGACCAAACAATAAACCAAGATACAAACAATTATTATTCAGTCAATAAAGAAGAATATATAAGTAAGTCTGGTAACAATGATTTTATAATTTTATAATATGAATGAATTAAGAGTTTTAAATTTATCTACATATACAAGTCCTAAGATTAAGGAAACAAAAACAGATAGTTATGTTTCTTATGGAGAAGATAATAATTATTTTCAATTTCTAATTGATAGATATAATGGTAGTGCTACAAATAATGCTATTATAAATGGAATGTCTGAAATGATTTTTGGCAAAGGGTTGGATGCAACTGATTCACAACGAAAGCCAGAAGCATATGCTAAAATGATTACTTTATTTCACGATGATTGTGTACGAAGATTATCGTCTGATTTAAAATTAATGGGTAATTGTGCTATGCAAGTAATTTATTCAAAAGATAGAAAGAGTATCGCAAGAGTTGAGCATATACCTATTGAAACATTAAGAGCGGAAAAGTGTAATGAAAAAGGAGAAATTGAAGCGTATTATATGCACCCAGATTGGGTAAATTATAAGAAGAACGATAAACTTGTACGTATAGAATCTTTTGGATATGGCAAAGAGCCTATACAAATATATTATGTAAAGCCTTATAAAGCTGGTTTTAAATATTATTCTCCAGTAGATTATCAAGGAGGGTTGCAGTATGCAGAATTAGAAGAAGAGATTTCAAACTATCATTTAAATAATATAATGAATGGTTTAGCACCAAGTATGCTAATAAATTTTAATAACGGAACTCCGGACCCAGAGCAAAGACAATTAATAGAAAACAGAATTTACCAAAAGTTTAGCGGAAGTTCTAATAGTGGTAAATTTATATTGAGTTTTAATGATGACGCTGCAACTGCTGCTTCAATAGATCCAATTCAATTAAGTGATGCGCACAATCAATATCAGTTTTTATCTGATGAAAGTATGCGTAAAATTATGGTTGCTCACAGGGTTGTTTCTCCTATGTTATTGGGTGTAAAAGATTCGAGCGGTTTTGGTAACAATGCTGATGAATTAAAGACTGCATCTATATTAATGGATAACACAGTTATAAGACCATTTCAAACACTTTTAATAAATGCTTTTGATGATGTATTAGCTTTTAATGATATTAGCTTAAATCTATACTTTAAAACGTTACAGCCTTTAGAATTTACTGATTTAAACAACGTAATGGATGCAGAAACTAGAGAAGAAGAAACTGGTGTAAAGATGAGTAGCCAAGTTGATTTTAATGACGAAGAAATGCTTAATTCTTTAGACGGTGAAAGTATAAATGATGAATGGGAACTTGTAGAAAAAAGAGAATATGCAGAAGAGAATGAGGATGTAGATAGTTGGGCAAATAGATTGATAAAACAAAAGAAAACTGGTTTACAAAAGTTAGCTGATTTTATTACATCAAAACCAAGTCAAGTATCTTTTTTAGATAAATCCTTTTACAAGGTTAGATATGAATATTCTGAAAAGTATTCAAGTGGTAAGTCAAGATTATTTTGTAAAAATATGATGGGTAGAACATCAAACGGAGTTGTTTATAGAAAAGAAGATATTGATCAGGCAAGTTTTAGAGGTGTAAATAATTCATTCGGTCATAAAGGCGAAAACTATTCTTTATTCAAATATAAAGGTGGTGTTAATTGTGGGCATTTTTGGAATGAAAATTTATATCGTTTAAAGACTAAAACTGATGGAACTTTTGTAGAAGATAAAGCATTATCTAGTTCACAAGAAGTTGATAATATACCAAGTTCTTATAAACCAAAAGGAACTGATTATAAAACTTCTGAAATAGCACCAAAGGATATGGCTAATAATGGGCATCATCCAAACTATAAAGGATAAGATATGGCGACAGCATTATTTATTTCAAGAACAGATTTAGTGAAAAATAGTATTTTAGATGGTAACGTTGATACTGATAAGCTACTTCAATTTATTAAGATAGCACAACAGATAGATATTCAAAATTATTTAGGTACTGATTTATACAATAAAATTAGTTCAGATATTATTGCAGGTACATTAACTGGGAACTATTTTACATTAGTTGAAGATTATATACAACCGATGTTAATTCATTATGCTATGATGCAGTATTTACCATTTGCAGCGTATCAAATTAAGAATGGAGGAATAAGTAAGCATACATCTGAAAACTCTGAAAGTGTATCTAAAGATGAGGTTGATTATTTAGTAAACAAATCAAGAAACTTTGCTGAATATTATACCAGAAGATTTATTGATTATATTTCTTTTCGAACTAATTTGTTTCCAGAATATAATACCAATAACAACGAAGATGTTTATCCAGATAAAAACGATTTATTTAATGGATGGGTTTTGTAATATGAAAGATACGTATAAACCAAAACAATCTAATATTGTTAAATTATCTGAATACTTAAAAAAACAAAAAAATGGCAAACGAAATATACAGTAATACGTGGTGGGGAGATGCTTATAATACAGCAGGTACTTTAGTACAAAATCCACCTTTACCAAATATAGAAGCGTATAAATTAAGGGTAATTGGAGATGGTGGTATATACGAAGTAAATACTTGTATGGCAAATGTAGCAAGTATAAACCCTTTGTTATTTGATAGCCAATTTATATACGTAGACAGAGTAGTAAGTGATGGTGGTGTTATAGAAAACACTTACTGTTTAGCATTAAATATTAACGAAATAGCAAATTTATAAATAATATGGCAACAATACCATCAATAAGTTTTATACCAAGCGGATATAAAGCAGGTAAATTATACAGCGTTCTACCAACTAACGGTAACGCTGATTTAACCGTTGTACGTAACAGTACAGCAAACAGAATAAACAAAGACGGTCTTATCGAATCTATGGCAGTTAACGTGCCTTTATTAGACCATTCAAACGGTCTTTGCCCTAGTTTATTATTACAACCACAGAGCACAAACCTAATTACTTACCCTTTATCATTTGATAATGCTTATTGGACTAAATCGGGTGCAACAGTTGTAGGCGGACAATCTGCACCAAGTGTAGACAATCCTACATCTGCTTTTAAGTTGGTGGAGGGTAGTCAAAATGAAGACCATTTAATAAAATCTAGTACAGGAATTACAGTTTCTATTGGCTCGGTAACGCATTCCTATTTAATTAAATCTTCTGGTGTTAGATATGTCGCTCTTTTTGATGCTAGTGTTGCAGAAGGTGTATTTTTTGATTTAGATTTAGGTGTTGTGGGGTCAGATTTTATCGGTTCTACGGATTCGTCTAGCATTAAATTATTAGGAAATGAATTTTACAGAATTAGTATAACAGTAACGGTAACAAGCACCGCATCTTCACCAAGACTATATTTAAGTAATAACGGTAGTACTGTAACGTATCAAGGCGATGGAACTTCGGGTGTTTACATATTCGGAGCACAATTAGAACAGCAATCTTATGCAACAAGTCTAATGCTACCTAATGCAGAAGGAAGTACTACAACGAGGTTAAAAGATGAAGTTAGTAAAAGTGGGTTGAGTGGTGATATAAATTCAGTAGAGGGAGTTTTATTTGTTGAAATGGCTACTTTGGCAAATGACGGTGTCGAAAAAAGATTTGGAATACAAAAAACAGGAACTTATAATGCCGTTAGATTAACTTATACACCAACTAGTAATCAAATTGCAGCTGTACTTTATAACGGAAGCAATCAAGCAATTCTTGCTTATGTAGTAACAGATACAACGGATTTTCATAAAATTGCTTTTAAATATCAAGTTAATAATTTTGCTTTATGGGTTGATGGCATTGAACGAGCAACAGACTCTAGTGGAACTACATTTGCGCCTAATTATTTAGATGAACTTGCCTTTGATTTAAACGGTGAAAGTATAACCTATGGAAAAGTAAAATCTTTACAAGTATTCAAAACAGCTTTAA